AGTGTAATAGCGTACTTCCAAGTGTTTGTAATAGGGTCTAAAACTCCATTAATAAATTTACCCAACTCGCTATCAAGAACCCTACTTTCTTGAGAAACTTCATCAATACGTTTAAACAAATCAGCAATTTCTTGCGGAACGTAAATTTCTTCTTCGGGGAACAAACGCCCATAACGGCTTTTACCACTAGGCCGCAAAGATACAAGCCCCTCAGCTTTTGTGCTGAAAACAAGATTGTCCTTTCTAGCTCGGGCAATAAACTTTTCAACAAATGCTACGTCAGCAGCCATACGGATAGCCGCTGCGTTCATGCGGGCAAGAAAATCAATAGGGTCTTTAACAGGCCATGTTCGCCACTGGTCAGCAGCAGCCTCCAACAATGTTTTACCTGTTGTCCTTGAAACCTCGCGGGCCTCATCAAGGTTAATGTAAACATTATTTGGCGGAGTTACATCGTTGCCTAATACTCGATACTGCCCCAACAAATCATTAATGTAATCAAGTCCAGCGTTATTGCGGAATAAAGGATTGCCCAAAATGTTATCAATAGCGGTGTCGCCCACATTAAACATTTTTCCTGCGTGCCGCACTAAATCAGTCCACGCCGCAATAACTTCTGGCTCTGAACCTGTCGGGCGAACACCGCGTTTAATAAAGTCCCAAGCCCTATCAATAACAGAAGTTTTGTCGTCTAACATTTTGCTGTGTTTTTGATTTAATAAACCTAAACTTTTAATGCGTTCGTTAAGAAAATCTCGCATAGCAATTCCTTGCCCGTGATGGGTCATCCAACCCCACAAAAACTCTTTAGTGTTCATGCCGTACTTAGCGTTAAAAGCCCGGTTTAAAGGATTGAGTAAGCCACGAATAGCAGACCAAATTGAGGAGTATCCTTCAGATTGTTCTTTACGGAAAGTAGAAGACGTGTTGTTGTCCCTAATTTCTTCAGCAGCTTCCTGTTTAAACCCAGCAGTTTGCGGGTCATCTGTAGGGTCAACACCATCGGCAACAATTTTTTCAGTACCTTCGTCATAAGATTTACGCACTTCTTCAGTCTCATCCATCAAATCTTTACGGGCTTTACCCGCGCCTTTAGTATCGCCCTTGTTTGCCCTGTCAGCCATTTTTGTTGTGTACTCAGCCATGTTTGCTACACGGTCACCCAAAGCATTGCGAACCAGGCCAGCCGAAGCTACGACAGAAGCTCTTAAAGCATCTAATGTAGTGCCAAAATCTTTAGCCATGTCACCAATTTTTCCCGCCAACCTAATTGCTTTAGCGGCGCTCTTAGGGTCTTTAGCTAAACGCATAAAATTGTCAGCCATTTCTGGAGTAATCTGTCCAACTTCAGCATCAACACGGCCAAACAGTTCAGCTGACCTGTACTTTGATATTTCACGGAAAGCAGTTCTAGCAGCAAACAATGCGTCAGCTAATTTAGCGGCAGCTACTTCGCGTTCGTACCAAATGTGGTAGCCAGCTATTCTGCCTTTTTCTTTGACGTTTGGTTCATAACGCACGCCAGGAGGGGCTGTTGTCGGCATAGTCTGGTTTTTAAACAAAACTGTGTGGCCGTACACGCCTTCAAAATCGTCGCTAGCAAGCCAGTTATTAATAGGTATGTCTTTGCCATCTTTGCGAAGATTGCGGCGAGTATTGCTAGTAATAATTTTAAGAACATCGTCTGGTGTCAAATTGTCGCCGGGTTTAATTAATTCGGCTACAGCATCCATAACTTTGGTGTAAGCAACACCTGTGTTGGCGTTGTTAAACAAAAGATTAAACCAATTAATTTCAGACTCAGCAGCTTCTTTTGACAGTTTAAAAAGGTCTTGAGCATTAGATTTAAGAGCAATTTTAATACCCTCTAAAATATCGCTTACTCGAATAGCGCTAATGGTTCCATCTACGGCGCTGTCAATAACAACAGGAAAACCTTTACTTTCCATAAAAGTTTCTATTCCACGAATAATTACAGAAAGATAATCTCCCTGTTCTTTTGCAAGTTTTACTCCTTGAAAAGGTTTATTATCTTTTGGATTTACAAAAACTGGTTGTTTTTCGTAAAGTTTATTTCCGTCAGCGTCAGTTTTAATTTTTCCATTTTTGTCTTTTAAAGGGATTCCTTCAAATAATTCTTCAACTTCTTTAAAGGCGCTGCGAACAATCGTGTACATGTAATGAGTGTTAGCTTCTTCAAGATTGCGGCCTTCCCCAACACCAAATTCGGGGTCGTTTCTGTTCTTACCATTAGCGGTAAGGTTTGGAAAACGATTGTTTACATAATTTTTGTCAAACATCCATTTAACTTTGACAAGCACATTTTCTATAACTTTTAAAGCAGTATCTTTTTGACGGGGAGTGTAGCCATCTAGTTGGCTGTAAAGCTGCTCAGTAAACAATCTGTCGTCAGCTAAAGTATCGATACTTTGATTAATGTTTTTGGCGGGTTCCACAGCAAGCCGGGCAATCTTAGCGTTCTTAGCCTGCTCCGCTTTTGCAACAATTTCCGGTGTGACACCAAAACGAGCCAACAACTCCCGGCGAACGCCACTTTTTTGGAACGACCCCAGAACCGGCAGGATACCCTCTTGGCTCAAAGCCAACTGCAAATCATCAAAGAAAATGTTAAGTTGTGCATCCTGCATCGCACGTAAATCAGCCAACAAACTAGGGCCAAACAGCATCTCGGCCTTAGCCGCAGCCTCCAAACTTAAATTGTTAAGCTTCTCCAACAAAGTCAGGGCACGAGCCCCGCGACCACCAGCCGACAGTTCCGCAGTAGTAGGCAACTTAACAAACTCTTCGGGGAATAAAGCAGCCTTCTGAGGGGCAAACTCTTTAAGTGTCGGGTCCAAGAAATTGTAATAACTGTTCTGCCCGCGAGTCTCCGTCGTCAAAACTCTGCGAGCTTCAGGAGAGAACATCGAGGAATGGGACACCCAAGCGCCCTCTTCACCGGCGGCCCGGAAGTTACTGCCAGATGCGGCGTGACCAAAGAACTCGTGTACTGCCCGGAAGATGTCGTTTTCTTCAGCCGACATAATAGGGTGCGGGTTGTCTACAAAGTCTGGGGCGCTGGAACGAACAAACAAATGCTTGTTGTTCAGCACGTCTTCCATCATCGACTTAGAATCCGGCACCATTTCACCGTTTTTACCCGGAATGTTGTACGGGTCATAATCAACAAAATCGACTTTAATTCCAAGGTCTTTAGTCATGTACTCGTACTGTTCACGAGACTCACGCACAAGAGCTTTATACGCTTTAATTACAGCCGGGTTAGTTGGGTCGCTTTCAAGCTCCTTGTACACACGGGCCATTTCGTCGGCCCGCGTACTCACAACAGGATTAGCAAAATCAAACTTAACGACAGGAAGCCGCAAACGCTTTTTGTGTTTAGCAATGTATTTATCTTTAGCTGCACCCCAAACACTGCGGCTCTTCTCCTGCAAAGCAGTAACAGCGGCACTCTTAGGTGACGCTTCCTTAGCCTCATCAATAATACGTATAGCAGCCGCAGCCTGCATTGGGTCTTCCTGCAACAACTTGCCCGTAAACGTAGAAGCTTTACCCTTTTTAAAACTATTTGCGTAAGGAAGATAAAGCTCGTTTCTAAGCTGTTCTTTAATAGCCGCACGAACTTTACCATCCACGCGGAAATCGTTAACAGCTGTAAGAGCTTGGCCCACAGTTTTAATGGCACGAACTTGCTTTAACTGAGTTGGTGAAACAAACCCAAGTTCAGAAATTTTCAACGGAGCATCAACTTCGTCACCATTTAAAATAGCTTCCTGAGTTTTATTAATCCACGCAGGGAGGCCCAAAGCTTCTGCACGAACCTTAGCCCTATCCGCTTTCTCAGCTTTAGTAGCCTGGGCAGCAGTCTCAAACTGCGGCTTCCACAGCTCCCTAATAAAATCTGTCGTCGCTTTAACCATTGGCGTACCATCAGCAAGTTTGCTTTTCTTAATGGCCGCATTAACGGTGTTAGCTACAGCCTCAGTAGCTGTCATCCCGCCTGTCGTCGCGGCCTCTTCAACAGCTTGCGTAATGTCAGAACCTAAAGCACTAGCAGGAATGTTGTTCTTTATGCCGCCCTCAACCTCGTCCAGGTTCTTTGGCAAAGCGCTAGTCTTCTGAGAAATGCGGTAACCATTAGCTTTACCTGCCGGCAACTGGCCTTCGCCCAATTCAACCCAAGGGCTAGCACTTTTACTTTTAGAGCGCTTACCATCAACATACTTTTGGGCCTCTTCAAGCGTAGGGCGAGTTACAGTTGCTTTTTTACCGTTGCTGTACTGAATAAAAACTTCAAAGTTTTCGGGAGCCAAGTCTTCAACCGTTTCAGGCGCTTTAGGACCACGAATTTTTTCAGCAATATTAGTTGCAACCCGACCAGCGGCTTTACCCACAGCTGTAGCCCCGGTGACCTTACCCAGTTTGTTATACAAAGCAGCAGATTTTTCTCCAACTTTGATAAAGCCCATACCGGGGACCCACGACAAAGGGTCAAGAACCACGTCACCCACAAAACCGTAAACGCCCTTAAGTACCGGGTCAACATTATCGTCAGTATCTACATAATTAGGGTTGTTGCGGTTACTGACATCTGACGCTTTTTCAATAATGTCTGACCAATAAGGCTTGTTTTCTTCTTTGTCAGAAAACAAACCAGTAAACGGTGCTGCAATTAGGCTACCCACAGGGGCAATTTTTTCCCCAAAACTAACCTCGCCGCCGGCGGCCTCTTCCATACGAAGAGCCTCGAACTTTTCCGGCAGCTCCAAAGCCTTCATAACCGGATTAGAGACAGCTCGTAAAGGCCGGCTAGCAATGTCAACTAAGCGGCCAAGAAAACCCATTTCATTGGGGGCACCGGCTCGTTCAGGAAACCCGACAGTAGCGTCAGCAGATACGTCAGTACTGGCAGTGGGTAAAAACTGTTGGTAATAATTTGTAAATTGGCTAGGGTTTTGTGGCAATTTAGCCATTTAAACTCCTATCCAAAAAATGCTTGGGCTCGCCGTAACGCTTCTTCAGCCGCTAGTTGTGCTTCATCGTCGCTATCGTAATCATCGCGGATATCTGACCACAATGTTATCAGCTTATCTTGCTGAGACAGCCGGTTATCTGCGCCTATTTGAGCGGCTTTAAGTTCCAACTCTTGTTGAGCAAGCAAATCGCGGAAACTTGGTCCCGTGGGTCCAGAACGAGCAGAAGCTGCCGCAGCTGCCTGTCGCCCCTGTTCTTCCATAAGAAGAGAGTCATTCAAGCGCTGCTGAAGAGCGGCCAAAATAGCAGAGTTCATTTCAGTACCCTGCTGCTGAGCAACCTGAGCCATCTGAGACCCAAAACCGCCAGCAGTAGCCCCGTAACGCTGAGCAGCAGCCTGACCACTAGCACGCCCCTGCTCAAGCCCCGACACAGCCTGTGCCTGAGACAAAGCCATAGGGTTAACTACGGCAGGGGCAGCAGCCTCAATACCAAGACGGGCCAACTGGTCAGTCGCCTGCTGCTGAGCCGAACCAAAAGCTTGAGCCACATTACCAGCAGCACTGTCGTAAACATTGCCAATACCCTCGCCAGCGCCACCATAAATGCCGGAAATACGTTCTACGTTAGCCCCGGCCTGCTCAGCTAATTGGCTGTACATTGCCTGGATACGAGCGTTTAAAGCGTCAGCCTGCCCAATAAGTGCTTCGCGGTACGGGCCATAATTAGGTCCAGCGATGCCGCGCCCGCCGCCAGAGCCGGAACTGCCCCCCGGAAAATAAGAACCTGTCTGAGCAAGTCGGTTTTCATAAACAGCGTTTTGGTCTTGACGACCACTTCTTTGAAACTGAGCTTGCTGAGCTAACTTTTGTGCCGTAGTTAATCCCGAAGAACCAGTAGGTGTTTGGGGGGCCGCACCAGAAAAATAATCTCTAATTCCTTGACCAGAATCATAAAAATCTCTGCCTGCCCCAGTACCCCCCACAGGATAAGCATTTTGAACTTCTCTGACGAGGGCCGGAAAACCATATAGCTCTTCATCTATTACTGGTGGCGGAGGAACAAACGGAATACTTCCCCTGTCCATACGTCGGGGACCACCAACAGAAACAGGCATACTCATTAGAAACCGCCACTCTGAGCAGCCGCAACAGCAGCACGCATCATCGCATCACGCTGAGCAGCCTGACGGCGCTCCTCCGACTGAGTACGCTGCTGAGCAACCTCAGTAGCCAAGTCCTGACCAAAACGCCCACGAGCAGTTTCCATAGCGGAAAGTTGGTCATTTAGGCGGCTCTGAAACTCACCAAAACTACGGGCAAAGTCACTAGAGCGCAAAGTTCCACGGCCAGCAAACTCGTCACGCACACCACGGGTTCCACGAGCTGCTGTGCTGTACGGGTCAAACTGACCTTCAATGTCGAAAGCACCGGCAACAGGGGGGAGAGACATTGTGGGAAGTGCACCCTCTTCGCCTTCAATAGCCGACATTGCAGACATGGCCTGTGGCTGGTCAAGCTGCTCCAAAATGTTAGGCATTGCCTGGAAGCCCTCGGCTGGGCGGTAACCTAGGCGGCCAAGACCCGTAGAAAAGTCTTGTCCGTAACGCTCACCGCGGGTCTGTGCGCCGGTTTCAAAGTCCTGCAACGCACGCTGAATAGCTGCAATTTGTGAATTAAAGGCAGAGTCGCGCCAGTTTAAAGGACCGCGTTCTTGAGACACGGTTGGTTGGGTCACTGTGGGAGCTTCAGGAGCTTCAATGTTACCCGAAGACCGCCGAGGTGTCGTCATAGTAGGTGTGCGGTCAGCCCCAAGACGCATGTTCTCTTGCGTAGCCCGAGCCGTGGCTGCGGGGTTAGCATAAGAAGGAACGTATCGTCCGGGACGAGAAGCTCTTTCAATAGCACCAATGTTTACTACAGCCATTATCGGTTACCCCCCCTAAAAAGATTCACAAGAAACTCAACAATATCAAAACGCTCACCATTATCGGGGCCAAAAAAAGCATCGTTAATATCCATCTGAGGCTTGTTATACATATCAATTTCTTGTTGAGACATACCAGGAAGGTCCTCAGCAGTGGGGCCCCTACCACCATTAGCCATCTCAGGACGCCCCATAATTGCTCGGTTACGAGCATCCCGGTCACCACCAGCACTAGAAGGCCTACGAGTAGGAGCGTCATAGCTCTGTCGGGGAGAAGGAATACGAGGTGTTTCTGGTTTCATTGGCATAATTAATCCTTAAGAAGAGGCCTTACCAGGCATGGACGACAGGCGGTTCATCATGGCACGCTCGCGTGCCTTTTTCTGCATCTCTTTATCGTCTTGGTACTTGTTGCGTTGAGGGGCAAGACGGTTACCCATGCTAGAAGCATCTCTATACATTATTTCTTAATCCTTTTCATAATGGCGTTTCCTCTGGCTGCTGCCATGTTGTCAACAAGGTTAGGGTATGGACGACCAGCAGCTTTAGCTCGGGACTTAGCCTCAGACTTCTGGGCAGACGACAAAGACTTCCGTTCGCCTTTAGGCTTCGGGTTCTTTGTGTCCCACACTTCTGGGGCCATTATCCCATTCTCCTCATCAAAGCATCACGCCTTGCGGCAGCTTTAACGTCGCGTTGTTTGTATCCGCCCTTATCAGTTACCTTACCAACAGTAGGCATAGGCCGTCCACTCCCATAATGCTTTTTTCCTGCGGCATACGGGTTGAAGCCGCCGCCTCCTTGGGCGGGGCCACTGAATTCTGGTCTGTACCTGTTCATTACGAAATTTCCTTGGACACTGTTTGCTTTGGATTTACGTATGTTGTTAGTGAGAATAGTCTAACAGGTGCCTCGGTAGAGGAGCCGTTGGTGGTAAAACTTACGCGGAAGAAGATTTGTCGAAAACGAAGCGACTTTAAGAACTTTACAAATATGCGACGGAATGTCACAGCAGATTCGGTAACAGAGGTATTGATTGGCGGGGACCCGTCTTGGGGGCTGCCCCACGTGTACTGCAACACGGAGTTCCAAGTTTCGTTATTAAACAGAGTTTGCCAGGAAACGGTGAAACTTTGAGTAATGGGGATTGCCGTGCCAACGACAGTGCCTTTAAACTGGGCGTCCAAACCCCACCAAAACAGGCGCTTAAAAATAGCACTAGCTTGGTAGTTAAAGTTTTTGGTCTGAATCTTACATTCCATTGTTTCTTGGGCTGCACTGTATTCGTCAGTAATTTGTAACAACGGGGCAACACGTGAACCGCCAGGCGCTACAAGCGTGTTTTTGTGGCCCAGAACAATGCTTTTATCTTGTGTGTTAGAGCGTGTAAAGAATTGTCCAAGCGACCCGTATGTAGACGACTTCCAAATAGTCCATGACCGTGTACGCAGGTTGTACACAAAAATCTGGTCAAAATATGTAAACAGGATGCGTTGGTTAAATTCTGACACTGCGTAAGGTAAATACACACCTGTCGTGTTAATTGACGCAAACGGCACCTTGACATTAATTTGCGAAGCCCTGTTGTTCACAAACTCGTATGCCTTGTTTTCGTACATAAAATAGATGTACGTTTCAAACTGTGTCAAAGAATCTTTGGAGTTTAACCCCACTTTAGGAATAATCAGCGACACAACAGCAGCTGCCGGGTCGGACGTGTACTGTAAACCAAACGTGGATTCGGTGCGGAAAATAATGAGGGTGTTGAAATACACGGCCAACTGCACAATGTTTTGTCCGTCACCAGTACCAATATCTACAAAGTCGTTGGAAACAACCCATAATGACGGGTCGGCCAAAGTTTTGGAGCGGTACAACCTAGTACCGTTTACGGTGCTGTCTTTACCCTCGGCAATCCACAGGCGTTCCTTAAACGTGACAATACACTCGCCTTTAGGCATGTTGCTGACGGCAACAAAACCACCAGAAGGTGTCCAATAGCCTCCGGGGTTAGCCGAGCCAACAGGGGCTGTCAGCCAAGCTTTGTCATCAAATTGTACGAACCCGGCAGCGGCCATTGTGCTAGTAATAAGAACCCAAGCGGTGCCGTTAAAATAATAGGTTTTGGTGTTACCGTCTGAAGCAATCAGATATGACACACCAGTACTGGTAAAAAAGTTGCCTAAAAAATCCACGTTGCCTGTGGTGTCCAATGGAAAATTAATTGCAAGGTTTTCGATTGGCGGGCGCGATTTGAGGGAGCCGTCCAGGTCTAGTTCAAAGTTTTCACAAACGGTAAGTTCGTTGTCGGCAATAGCTGTAGCGTCACTGAATGTGTTGAGGCCACCAATGAACGGACCAACCTGTATGGGTGCACCTGGCATGGTCGCTCCTAGTAAAGCTCAAATGTGATGGTTGTCTCGTAGGTCATGGTGGCAGCTTGGCGTTCCGTTTCGCCTCGTTCGGCAACACTGCTGCTGTATTCGGCCTGCTTGACCGCCATCATTTCAGCGTTTTCGTCCATTTCGTAGGCACGCATCAAAACATAGTTGCAAACGTCGCTAAAACACTCGTCAGGCACCGACAGAAGGTCAGTAGTTGTAGTAGTAACAAGGACGGGCTCTGCCGTGTAACGCAAAAGCATGCTGTACACCTGGCCGGGCTTAGGCCAAAAAATGATTTGACCGGCCCACTCGTACCAAAACTGGGGGGCCCCCACCTCAAGACCTTGGGGGTCTGCCAACGAAATAGACTCTTCCGCCTGAGAAATGGGGATATTACCTACACGGCGACCATCGAGCAAAATAGACGCAATCGAATCAATAGCCGGAGTCACCGCAGCAAGACTGTACGTGGCCTGATTAGCCACCGTATTTATAGTAGCTGTTGCCTGCAACACCTGGTTTTGCGTAGCAATATCCGCCTGTGCCTCATTAATCCAACGAGTAATGTCGTCGTTTGTTAGCTGTACACCTGACTCGTCCCCGAACGCACGTTTAACTTGGGCGTAAACATCGCCAACCGTTTTAGTGGGGGAACTGTAAGTCATCGCTCAAACTTCTTTCCGTTGTGTTTAACTGTGTGCAACTTATTCCGTCCACCACTGATAAGGAACGCACCGTATTCGATTCTATCCTCTAACTCATCTTCTTGTCTTTTAAATTCCATAAGTTTTTTGGCGTTCTCTTCCGCCTCAATACGTTTCAACACGTTATCAGCGCCGTGACGCACCACGTCACCCTCAAACAGCCAAGCAATAATCTTATGGGGGGTTTTCATTTCCTCCTCAGACATGTACCGCACCACATATTCTGGCAGATTGTCTGGCTTGTCGAGGATAGCCCAAGGCTTCTGTTTCTCTTCTGGCGTTGTACGGTCCTTAACGGGAACGTACACCAGGTTGTAAGTGGGCTTCAGGTCCTTAAGAATCTGAGCAAAGTGCATGTGGTCTTCCCTGACAAACTCTTTAAGGTCAGGGTTGTATACGTTGGGGGATTGTCCTAAATATGTTTCCATGAGCTTAGTTTAGCTTATTGATTACGCCACAAAATTTTTAGGGGGTATCGTCGACAATATATGTTCCAGAAATGTGGAAACTGTCTGCCACATTTAATGTAACGGGTTCGCCCTGTGCAAAAGCAAAATCGTAAAGACGATTACCTTGCGTGTCTGTCGTAAACAACTGTAGCTCGTCAGCCCCCGCATCAACATGCCCAGAAATGTGGTATTCACGGCTAGTGCTGGCGTCAAACAAAGAACCGCTGCGGAACATGACACCATACTTTGACGCAAACGGGAGCGTAACGTAATACTGGCCTGTGCCAAACGATGTGATGTTGTCAAAATCAACTTGGATATTAAAGAAAGTTGCTGCCCCCATAATTACATAACGCCCCGAAAACAACGGTGCCCCACTAAAAGTAGGTTGTGTTCCCGCAGTACCACCCAAAACAGTGTACTGACGCTCAATACCCGTGTAACGATTGTTTTTGTAAAATTCGTGCCTGTAATCGTCCAACGACAAACCGTCCGGTAAAACGGTGCTAGTCGCATAAAACGGATACTCAAACTCCACGATTGCCCCTAAAAATAATGATGGCCTGACCCCATTATAGGGCCAGGCCATCAACATGGCGAGGGGGTTTAGGCCTCAGTGATGTCCTTGATGACACCGTGGCTGTTACGACGGTCAGTACCAAGCTCGTGGTATTCAACCATGCGAGCGTAGTATGCGTCGTAGTCACCTGAAGCGTCACGAACCTGCTTCCACATGGAACCATCCTTGTCCAGGAAGTGCCATTCTTCATCGCGGTAATAGGTAATCGCGTCTTCGTTAATGAACCACTGAGTACTCAATGGTGCATCGACGTCTGCTACGACAGGGATTTCTCCACGGTCAGTAGTGAACGCGAGGCCGGAGAATCCACCAGTGAATTCCTGCGTGTTAACCGTCTGACGCAGCTGCGACAGAAGGTTAAAGTACGCACGGCGAACGCCGAGCGACTGCAAGATAAGGGAGGTAGAACCGCCCTTGGTACGGATGGAGTCCGTCATCTGAATCATCAAAGCCTCAGACAGAGCGCGTCCGGTGCCACCGTTAGAACTAACGGAAGCTTTCCACTCGGGCTCAGTAGAGGGGTCGATGTTGTAGAGGGTTCCAGAGTCGCTCACAATGGCGGCAAGACCAGTGAGTTCCTTAGTTCCAGCGGCGGCAATACCCGAACCTGCACGGACAATAATGTCTGCGGAGGCAATGGCAGTACCAGGGGTGGTGGTGAAGGTAACAGTGTTAGCACCAGCAGCCAGCGACACAGAAGAAACAACCAAGTTGGTGTTGTCAACGGTGGTGCCAGTCTGCGTGTCACAAACCATACCAATCTGGAACAGGCGAGCGTCAGCAACTGGTACGACACCAGCAGTGTTAGCACCAGTAGCGACACCAATGGCACCGTTACCCGAACCATAAATCTGACGGTTCATGTCCTTCATCAGGTCGTTCTTCAGACCCTCGACCTCGTTGTCCAAAGCCTTTGCAAAAGCCTTGGCATCGGTGTCGGAAAGGCTGATAGCCTGACCAGTCAGCTGAACTCCACCGTAAGCATACTTCAAACCGACGCGGGCGGCGGCGTGTCCCTGCCGACCAGGTACGGGAAGGGCCTGGTTCTCAAAACGAGAACCAATACCACTGTTACGACGGGTGTGGATTGGGAAAGTAACATACTTTCCCCCCACCTCGTTGGTTACACCAGCGCCGCTGCGAGTAATACGCTTCAGTGCAACGATTTCTTCGTTGAGCTGCTCGCGGATACGACCCTGGTACACCTCCTTGAGGTAGGACTCAATTGTTGCGAGTGTTGCGGTCATTGCATTTCCTTTCGGGGTTGAAAGGAGATAAAGCCTTTAAGTTACCTGCCTTGTTCGATTGACGAGGCGATGAGACTTTGCACATCGTTTCTCGACAACTTACCAAGCGGTTTTGCCTGTTGTCCTCCAGGCATGCCTCCCGAGGTGGGAAGCAATCTAGGGGCGGAATCTCCTGGTCGCGGTACTGCGCGAATTCGGTTTACTGTTTTATCAACGTACTCTTGAGCAACATCCGACAACTTCGTTGTCTTGCCGCTGCTCTGAAGTTGAAATGCCGCCCGCATCAAAACTTCCCGCACGTCATCCTCCGAAAACTCGGGATAAGCCTGCTTTAGTTCGTTGATTTCCTGTTCGAGTGTGTAGTCAGCTTCCTGCTGAACCCGCATCTGTTCTTGCTGGGCAAGAAAATCTTGCATTTGCTGTTGCTGTTGCTCCAGCTGTGCAAGCCTTGGGTCAACTGGTGACTGTGACTCGTTTGTAGCTTCCTCTTCATCTACCGCATCCTGCATTTCTTGTGCAGTTTCCGGCAGTCGACCATTCTGCTTCAGGAATTCGCCCAAAGCATTGTAAATAACTTCAGGTTCCGTATCAAGCCTCGAAGCAATCATCGCGTAGTTCTGTAACTGCTCCGGCGAACCCAACTCGTTGTACTGTTTGAGCTGCTGGTTCAACGAAGAGATACGCGATTCAGCGTTCTTGTCGAAGCTTTTAAGGTCTTCCTGAATGTTATAGAAGCTAACAGGGTCGAGCTTTGAACGCAATGAATCCCAAGCAGGATTCCCCCCTGAGTCTCCAGAGGATTGCTGCCCGGTTGTTTCCCCTACTGGCCCTGAAGATTCAGACACTTCCGCTGATGTGTCAATCTCTGTACCTGTAGTTTCGTCCATCGTGTTCTCCTTATCGCCGTACCTCCCAGTGAGGCCCTAGCTGTTGTGGATTTTATTGTACTGTATTTAGTTGTTATGTAACTCTCTAAT